GTCGACAAGCCCGAATGCCTGCTTGACAATGTAGACCCACCAATCAGAACGAGTAGCCATGATGCCGCTGTCAGCACCGGTACGGGGGTTGCGATGTTCAATGAACAGATTACCTGTTGGCTTGCACACATTTCCATTTGCATTCACCCAAGGTGCAGCAGACGATTGGTCGAACTTGACCTCGTGAAACTTACTAGTCTTCCCATCCCTTATTAATCGTAAGTCCCAGCCAGAAACCTTACCTTGGCTGTACTCAATGTCAGACACAGGATGCGTATTAAGAATGAACTTGCCCCATGCACGCTCAATCTGCTCGCCTATCAATAAGTCTTTGTCGAACGAGCTCATGGCATAGGGCGAAGGTCTGCAACCTTACACTTGTAGCCATCGACATGCTCGACGAATGGCCCGTCCTTCTCTCCCTTGAGCACTCTCCTTGCTCGCTCAAAGAACTCTTCTCTTGTAAGCCATCCAAGAACCCAGAGCCTGTACCAATCATCGTCATTGATGATGGACGTGAAGATGTAGGTGTCGCACCGTTGATGTAAGCTAGTGTCCGCTATGTGACAATCAAAGTATGGGGAAGGCAGCTTGGTTCTACGTTTTGTCTTGACGTCAGCCGTGAGGACATTGCCGTTAGGTGCCCACAGCAAGTCGTAGTCGAGGGTGTCAGCGAGCTTCTGCTTTAGGAGTCTTGACACAGCCTCCTCTGCAATGAATGCCTCCAAGTTCGCATCACCCTCAGTGATACTATTCTTCAGAGCACCCATCTTCATGGCGCGAAATCCAGCCATCCAAACCATTGGGTCTGTTATCTCGATTTCAAGGTAGTTCTTGCTCATGGAATTCTTTCAATGCATGTTTGATTCCTTCCAGTTCCAAGATTACCAACCGTTTGTACTTCCTAACCTCATCCAGTGTCTTGTCCCAGTCTCTGCCGGGAGCTCCCTTGTCATCGTGGAGCTCCTCGTAAAGCTCTGTTGTCAAGCGATGGATTTCTCCGGTCGCAAAAGCGTAGAGCTGACTAAGCTTTTCCTTCGTCATTGATATGTTGTTTGATTATTCTCAGTGCTTCATCTACCTGCTTCTTGTTCTTCGGGATGAAAAGCATGTAGTCGTCCATCCCGTTGTCAGTTAGGTACTTAAGGAACAGCTTCCATCGTAGCGGGAATGTGTGTTGTGATGGAACCCATCCCTTAGTCTCAATGATAAACCTTTCCTTGTGGCTAACGAAGTCAGGGGTGTACTTAATTCCCAACACTACCCTGTTCGTAACGTTGGTCATCACGTCCTTCCCACGTGTTGATTTATGGTACACTCCTGAATAGCGAAACGAGTCCATGAGCTGGAATGTCTCGGACTCGTAACCAAAATCTAACTTCGCTTCTTTCAACTGGTCGTAGCAATACGTCTCCAATGTTGACTTCAGCTTTACCCTGCCTCGACTGAGGTCGCGTCGCTTCCTTCCCTTGTCAGGTCGTGTCAGATTCTTTCTTCGCTGCCTTGCCATACACTAAGTTACGCTACAAGGTTCCCTGTCTCCCGACCATTTTTTCCCCAAGGTTTTCAAAAAGCTTTGGTTCAGGCCCGATAAGTGCGAAACCAGACTGCGTGCTGTTGAACTCAAACATCAATGGCTCAAGGAATGGCGTTGGTTTCCCGCCCGTGTCCACCTCTCTCACCTTCCTGACGTGCATCTCAACACATCGCCGTTGCAATACGTCGGGGTGCTGAATCTTTCGGTGAAGTGTGATGAAGCAGTCCGCTCTGTTCACCCACTTGCCCCCGTGCTCCGTGTCCTCTGCGTAGGGTGCCACCTGCAATCCGTCATCGCCTTTACGCCGCTGGCTTTCGGTTATGCTGTGCGCATTCACCCACACGGCAACGTCCATGTTGTTGCTGAACGTAAGGAACTCCGATGCCGCCTCGTAGTGGTACTCATGTGGCCCAACCCCACGACTAGCACTCATCTCAATCTTGAGGCTGTTGTATGGGTCAACAAACAGGCCGTCAATAGGCTGTTGCCTATGAACCTTCTCACAGAAAAGGATGATGTCGGTATAGCTGTACGTCTTGCTGTTGTCGATGACAACGAAGTGCTCCTCAACCCACTTGCGTGCAGCCTTACGTTCTTGGAACGTGGTGCTGGTTAGTTTCTTGTTCAAGGCAAACGTCATCAGCTTCATCTTCACTGCCGCCGTCCTGTTCTCCGAGCTGTAGATGACCCATCTCCAATCGTGGTTCATTGCGCTCGCGACCATCATCCACAGAGCGAAGGTTGTCTTGCCGATGTTGCTGTGCCCGTTAATCATAACGAACTCCTTCTTGAATACGAAGTGCTGGTCAACGCGCGTATTACCTGTGGTCAAACCAAGCGGGATGTTGCCGTCCACATACTCTTCAATCCAATCGAAGTCAACGTCATCGCTACTGATGAATGACATGTCGCCATCGTTCAGCTTCATCTCCCTGCGGATGCGGTCTTCTGTGTTTAGCACCTCGCTGATTGGAAGCTGCTTCCCCTTTCGGATGCCGTCGTCAATAGCTTTGAGCGCACCTTCTAGGCTGTCGATGTTTCGTTTCTTGATGTCGCGCTCTAGCACCCATCGTGCTACATCCTCCTCAACGATTCCGCTTTGGATGTATCCGCCCATCAGGGTAGCCGCCTTGACTAGGACGTTGTGCTTCTCACCATCGGCGGCCTTCGCAATCATAAGCGATGCGATGTTCACCTTCTGAAAGTCTGTCCATCCGCCCGTGCTCTTCACCTCTTGGTGTTGCGAGCGTTCAGACAGCATACCACCATACTTCTCGTAGTCTTGCTTGATTACGATGTCTGGGTCGTATGATTCAAAGCACGCACGCGATTCGTTTTCGCCGGTGCTATCCAACTCCAAGGCGTACTGCTCATCAAAGTATCTCTTGAGCGAGCGATAGTGGTCTCGGTGTCTCTCCGTGTTGGTGATTTCTACCAGAGCCTTCACTCCCTCCCCGCTTGGGGATTCCCAGCAAGCCATGATGTACTTGTCTCCGGCTAGCGCAGACTTGGCTCGGTTAACGTCGACGTGGTCGAAGTCTAGGATGACAAGACCGGAGTGATACTGAAGTGCCTCGTCGTTCCGCTTGCCCGCCTCAAAGACACCACTGAAACACACAGCGGGGAGCTCTTGCTTGACTGACTTGTCTCCCTCTCTGATGAGCTCAACCTTGGGCCGGCTCTTGCCCTCTTTAATCCTCGTTAGAACCGTATCTAACGATGTTACTACCGCCTCCTGTGTGCGATAGATTGTGGGGTATATCGTTACTCGTTTGTTTTGCATCGCGCAGTTGCTCTATTTGATTTTCATACCACTGCGCTTTCTTCAAGTCTTGCTCCATCGGTTGCCCCGGCTTCTTGCCTGCTCTCATCCGATACTTGAAGCTGTTCATCTCGCAAAACAGAATGTAGCCTTCCGTTCCCCAAATGTCCATCATCATTTGAAACACTTCCTTGCCCCCAGTTTTGTAGTGCTCCGGATGATTTACTGCGTCGTATTCTTTCCTCGAATTTTGTGAGGACTCTTTGGAGGACTTTGATTGTTCTTTGGATTGAGTCAATTTGTTCATGTGGCCCGATTTTATTTTTAGCTTCTTCTCTTAGCTCGTCAGACGAAACGCTGTCCACCTTGTCACCCACAATCTGCGTCGCGATGTTGAACCATCTGCGATAGTCCGCGCTGTATGCATAGTAGGTTTCGTGACTACGAAGGTAGTGATAGATGGTGGTTCTGTCCATCTCGAACAACGCTGAGACGTCGTTGTGATGGAAGAACGGGTTGCACGCATTGGCAAAGGCGGCTCTGCACTCTACGTTCGGTCGCAACCGATTCTTTTCGGGAGTCTTCCCGATGGTGTGGCAGTATTCCAGCCACGTTTCCTGAAAGATGTTCATTATGGTGGGGTAATTAGATTCAAATTTGCTCGTCTTTCCGAGCCGTCAGTCTTTGATAGCCATAGCGAGTCGATGTCCTCCTTCCAACGGCTCGGTTTAATCAACTGACACATCGGCGTAATTAACTTTTTCCTTCCGTAACTCGAACCGAATATGTCTTGACTGGCTATCCCACCTCACCCGACAAGGTAGAGTTTAAATTCCCGTTGGACGTAGATAGGAAGGGAAGTACCCCCGACAGGACTCGAACCTGTGACCGTCTGCTTAGAAGGCAGATGCTCTTTCCATCTGAGCTACGGGGGCAAGATTACCTCACGGGTGTAGGAGACCCGCCGCCAGTGACGGTCATGATGACGAGGTAAAGGGATATGGGGGAAGCCTAGCTGTAAAACAAAGCGAAAACCAGTTGACTTCCCCCTTCCTAGTTGCCTAGGTCAGAACGGCACTTCATTGGTTGCCTGCTTCTCTACCTTGCGTTGCTGTTCCCCGCTTGAGTTGGGGTCATACACAGAGCAGAAAGCTTTCATCCGACGATTGTCTTCCCTGTCTGGCAAGGAGATTACGTCTACGTACACACGTCCCTTTTGGGTTGCGTACTGCTTCATCGTGTCAAGCTCTTCCAAGGTGAAGGAAATGCGTTGAGTCACTCGTGGGGATTCAGTGTATCCCACATACACGTTGCTGTTGTCAGCCATGATGGTGAAAAATTAGAGTGTTGAAATGAAATTCTTGTACCGGTTACGGGATTGTACAACTCCCATGTTGCCCTCTGCATACAACCACATCAAGCGGAGCTCAATGTTGTCTGAATTCATAAGCGAAGCAAGCTCTTTGTACGGCTTGTTGAGTTCTTTGATTGCGTAGTACGCAGTCATGCATCGCTCGTCGAATGTGTCGCCACCAAACTTGCATGGGGCAGCCACGTCCGCACCGAAGTGTGCGCTTGCTTTGCGAATGAGTTCTTGGGTTGTCATTAGATGATTCCTTTAATGAAGAACGTATCAGTCTGGATGTTATTGTCCAAGTACATAGTGATTCGTTCAACTGCTTTGTTAAACTTGGTCTCGCCTGCCTCAAGTGTCTCGTCGCTAGCTTCGAACACACCAATGGCGAACGGGTAGGCTTTCTCTTGAGCGACCCAGTAGAATTTGTCTAGACCGAGCACCGTGCAGTAGATGTAGGCTTGAATGTCGTAGCCGTAATCCCTGACAGCGTACCGGAACTGAGACAAACTTCTCGTTGTCTTGTGGTCACTGATGTATTCCTTGTTCAAGCAATCGAGGAAGCCTCGGACAGGAACACCATTAATCTCTTGATTGAACTCGTGCTGGTAGTCGCCGATGAGGTATTGCTCAAGCACACCACTAACCTTTAGTCTGTCAATCATCTCATGGGCTTTCTTGTAGTCCTCAATCCCGATGAGCTTTACTCCTTTCTCTTCGGCGTCGTCTTCCCACTGCTTGACCCACTCCTTGTACTTGTTGGTCATTCGTGGTGCACGTCCACCAATCTCTGCGCACTTCTTCTCGTCGTCAATCACCATGAATTGCTTCTCGAAGTCTTCAGGTGTAAACAGAAGGCAGTCGTACATACTCCCAAAGGTCAGCGCATCACTCTCCTTGAAGAGCTGTCCTCTCATGTACATCTCCCACAGCTTCATGTCTTGAAGTGCGTACTTGATGGAGCTGTACGAGAGGTGCCCCTTGCCTACGGCTTCGGCTAACTTGATACTCAGCATTATCCGTTGACGTATTCGACAAGCTTGTTGTATTGCTCGTCAGTGAACTTGGTCTTACACTGCTTCTCAATCTTACCCCAAGCTT